TTCGTCTTGGAAATAATCGTCTACAACATCTTGGAGACGACCTTTACGCTGAATGTCGTACTGTTTTTGCCAATCCACTTGTAGTTCTGGGCGTCCTTCAATTGTCATTATACACTCCTTAGAAGTATTCGTCAATGTTATCGATGCGTACTCTAAACACCGTAGTATATCTATAGACATATGGGTGAGTGGGTGCTAGACCCCTGTGCATATATCTACCAGGGAAAATCAACACCCTTCCAGGAACATACTGATGCTCTTCAATTACATGTTCTCCAGTGTCATCCAGAATTTGAAACTGTCCGCCCCATTCTGGTTTCCACTGAGAGCAATTCATGATCATGATGGTATAGTCATCATCATCAGAACCATCAGTGTGACCAGTGCCATCCTGCCCAAAGTATTGCAGGTTAACATCTATTCTTCTAAGAAAAATGTGATCATTAAAGATTTGTTCTTCAAGAACTTTAAAAGCATCAAAGAATATTTCTGCTTCCTCTCTTAGATGAGTAACTCTATTCAGTCCTTCACGAACGAATACATCAGTGCCGAACAATCTATGACTACCAACCCTACCATTAGGAAAGGATCTTGGGTTAGCAACATTAGTGCTGTGCATTGGCATTTCTAGTAGAGTCTTTTCAAGATCTACTAGAAAATCCATGTCCCAAAGGTCATCAATAATATGTGCGATCATTATAAAATTGATTTTCCACTACTATGTAGTAAGCCAAATGTCGGACTTGAACCGACGACCTACGGTTTACAAAACCGTTGCTCTATCCAGCTGAGCTAATTTGGCAATTCATTAATCATATATTCTACTGTCGTTGCAACATCATTCATTGCATCGCGTAGATCAGGTCTCTGACCTGATTCCATTTTACAAATAGGGCGGCGGTTATCTGTAAGAGTCCACCGCCACTGTTTCATTGACCCACAATACCAGAGATTAATTCTCATTGATTTGCTTTGAAAGTTTCCCAGTCTTTGTCAAAGAGTTCGATGCCCTTATCAGTTAAGATATGATCATACATTTGATCAAAGACCTTTGGTGGCATCGTACATATTTCAGCACCGTTGTACCAGGAACGAATAGCCCGCTGAACACTACGAATAGATGCGGCAAGAACCTGAGTTCTAATGCCATGGATACGATAGAGTTCAGAGATAGAACGCACAACCTCTAGACCAGCGACAGATTGATCATCGAGACGACCAACAAACGGCGACACATAAGTGGCACCTGCTTTGGCAGCGAGGACTGCCTGAGCAGCACTGAAGATTAGAGTAACATTGACTCTGATTCCTTGCTCAGAGAGTCTCTTACAGACCAGCAGACCATCACGGGTGCAAGGAACTTTGATAGTGGCGACCTTACCAAACTTATTGAAAAGACGCAGACCCTCTTCATACATTTCTTCAATAGTACCAATGACTTCCATACTGATATCATACAGACCAAGATCAATTAGTTCTTGGTATACTTCATCAGGGTTTCTACCTGCCTTCATAATGAGGGTAGGATTAGTAGTTACGCCATCGATAAGACCAGTGGCATAGTATTTGCGAATAATATCTGTGTCTGCCGTATCGAGAAAGATTTTCATTGGTATATGAGTTAAGGTCAAAGGCGATTCAGGCTGGACTCGAACCAGCGACCGACTGCTTAGAAGGCAGTTGCTCTATCCAACTGAGCTACTGAACCATAAAAAGTCAGTGAAACTGACTCATACCTGTACCAGACATCCAACCGCCAGGACCACTTTGAAAGTTTTCTGATCCGCCACCGAGAGGTGGCATAGGATTCAGTTGAGTGGTGGTCTTGCCGCTGCTGGTAGCGATATTATACATCACTTCGTGGATGTTTTCAACCTCTTTTGTAGGAGGTTGGTCTTCTGATTCTGGAATAAGAATTTTTTCTTCTTCCAACTTAGCGCGAGATTCTTTCAGAGCAATAGATGTTTCTGTCTCTGGAGGATGCCCGAACCAAGGATCATATTCTAGCACAGTTGGTGCAGGAATACCAGTAAAGGGTTTTATCAATTTTTTGATCGCTTCTAAGATCATGCCCACACCAACTTTTTAGTATAATTATATGCGTATTGTTGGCGATATCCTTTGATACCCCAACCTAACCAGTAGTAAGCAGCAACCATGTACTGATCGACTGTCTGACCATTACCTTCAAACTCAGGAAGATACTTCTGGAAAGTATATTCGTTGATCATGTATGCTGTCTGACCTTCAAGTGTAGAAGGATCATAACCATACTTCTTAGCGAACTTACCTAACCCCAGATAACGGTTCGTAGAGGTCCACTGAATGAGCCCGTAACCACCGCGAAGGCAACGATTGTAAGGAACTCTAGCACCTCCCTCACAAATATTGGGAGTGAAGTTGCTTTCAGACTTAATGTTTCCCATGATCGTAGCAAGTGCATTACGATCTGAGATCTTGGTTTTTTCTTGGAGTTTTTGTAGGACATACTTTTCATTTGTATTGCAAGTAGGGCACTTCCACTCCTTTTCTACTACCTCAATGGGGACTGCCTTCTCTACATTGACCGCTACATCAACAGCAGGAGGGTTCTTGATCTCGCTGATGCTAGGGTAAGCACAAGCAGCAGGGATAGAAGTCGCCAGAGCGATAGGAAGTAATTTTTTAAGCATTAAATTGATTGAATTCTGCATCCGTCTCAAGGGTTTGATCCTTCACACGGCTCAAAGTAATCCTTACGGTAGTAGCGACCGAGGATGTTGCTATTATAGAAGGCAGGGGTGCCATCCGTCAAGCTCTCGGTCAGGACACCGTGAAGAAAAAGTTGACGAGTCTCTTCATAATTTGTTTTACCTACAGTGGGGTGGAGAGAAAGAATTTCTCTTTTGAATCTAGAACGCCCATATTCTTTAATATCTGCCTTAAGCTCTGGACAACTACCGTAGTATTTTTTCCAGTCACTTTCAGTCGTAACTCTCCTTCTTCTGGTACTACTGCCGTTATTTCTAGGCTTTCGTTTTGACCAGAAATATTTTCTGCCGATGTATTGACGACCCGATTGTGTATTTGTAATCCGATAGACAAAACCGAAAGAATCACCAATGTTCTCAGATAAAAAAGGTTGTCCTTCAAAAATCCAGGGGTTCTCATATTCCACTAAGCTAATAAAAAAGGCTCATACTATGTATGAACCTTAGCAAAGGTATTCTACTCAGATTTCAGAGTCTTGTCAAGAGCAGGTGCAAGGATCGTTGCCGCAGCAGGAGCACTTACCTTCTTTTTTCTTAGGCATCTTAGGGTTCTTAGCGACGGTCTTTGGTTTGTCATCGCTACGATTCCAATCCATTGCCTTCTTACCATGCTTCGTGGTATACTCATCAACAATATAAGCAACCTCTTCAGCAGAAAGTTCTGGGATTACCAGAGCAGCGTGCTCCTCATCGATAGCAAGTTTCTCTTCCTGAAGATACGAAACGACAATATCATAGAGGCTCATCTCAACCATTTCACCCTCTGGTACAAAAGAGTTTTTCTGTAAAGAACCATCAGGGTTACGCTTCACGGGTTTGTGTCTACCAGGAAGTTCACCTGTACTCAAGTTGGGTTTATGTTTTTCATAATCTTTTCTTTGTGATTCTTTTGTAGGGAAGTATCCAGACTCATCAACCTGTTCTACCTCTTCCTTCTTATACTGAGGATGGTCATCGAGTTTCATGCCACGCTTCTTCTCAAGACGCTCCTTACGCTCTTCAGTACCTTTTTCGGGATCCTTATCACGGATGCCTTCAATCAGTTTAGAGCGTACATACTCATACCCCGACTTAACAACAGAAGGAGCAGCAGTCTTAGGTGCAGGCATTCTTGACTTCATATCCTGCAACATAGGATTAGTAGTCGCACTAGTTCCTCTGGTACGATCTCTCTCTGCCTTTGCAGCAGCAAGTTTTGGATTTGCCTTTGCCCATGTTGCCATGTCTGCCGCTTTATTACCAGTCTGTTTCACAAAAGGTTTGGTAGCAGCAGTAGGTGCTGGTTTAGCGGGTGCAGTAGGTGTTGGTTTAGGAGCAGCAGGTGCATTTGCTGTAGTTGGAGTAACGGCACCTCCCTGCCTCTGTGTGGTCGATCCCAATGTTCTACCACCCTGACCTCTTTGAGGTTTAGCAGGGGCAGCAGCAGTGGTGCTAGCAGCGGGTGTAGCAGAAGTGCTAGCACCGCTACCAGGCAGTTGACCAGTCTGTAAGAAACCTCCAATGTTCTTTAATCGCTGATTATTTCTGGCAGCTGCGGGGTTGGTAGCAGCAGTGTTAGGAGTACCAGTAAAAATATTTCTTAGCTGATTGCTAACACCCTTAACCAGGTCACCACCCATATTGGTCAATGCTCTACCAGCTCTGTATCCAAGATCCTGATTTTTCCCAGGATTGGTGCCAATTTCTAGTCCACCAACCTGACCATAGACACCAGGTTTCTGAGGTGCCTCACTGATCTGCATGGCAACTGCCTTTGCCTGCTTTCTGCCAGCAGTCTGAGCGTTCTCATTCAGATGAGGATTAACTGTACCCAGAGCAGCACGGAAGTCATGCCCTACGATGTCCTTGTCCAGTGCCTCTGCAATGTTATCAATGAGTTTAGGACTCTCATATCCCATAACAATGCACCCTTCAGCAATGTCAAGGAATCTCTCTGCCAGTTCCACGCTCATAACTTTGAGACGCTTGTAGTAGTAAGACTCTGCTACAACCAGTTCAAACTTTTCTCTCATCCAGCGAGGAACAGTATCGTCCTTCACCTTCTTCATATCCTCAACAGCTTTCTCATTATTCTTACGACGCTTCTTCATATCCGTCTCAAGATATGAATCGTCTTTGTCTTTTCCTTCAGCAATGTCCGAAAAGGACTGTGCCATTTTAGTGATATCAGAAGGCAGCATCTTACTAACTTAGACAGGATCTAGTAGAAGTATTTATAACCATGAAAAAAGAGGGTCTCCTGACTGTGACCAGGACCCTCATAGCGCCGACGATATTCAA